AGAGTATTATAGACGTACGTACGGGGCATAGCCCAATTACTATTGTAATACCCTATGCAGTTTTGTCAATGATAAAATTTTGTTTGACAGAATAGTGACCAACACTATAATTAAAAGAATATGATTTATTTATATCCAAAGGGTCACACATCTTTAAGTGTTCATATGTTTATGAAGTTATATACTAAGGGCTTTCACGGAATCATATAAATCATATCCAAAAATTTATCAAAAAGGAGTGAAACTACACTGTAAAAACCATGGCAGCAAAATCAACAGTTAATAAAGCAGGTAATTATACCAAGCCCGGAATGAGAAAACAACAGTTTCAACGTATTAAATCAGGTTCTAAGGGTGGTAGACCCGGACAATGGTCCGCTAGGAAAGCACAGCTTCTTGCATCGGCTTATAAGAAAGCCGGTGGAGGGTATAAGTCCTAGCTGTAACCTTCTTATTTGCCTAAAAAAGCACTATATAAAGTTTATATAACATATTATGAGACAGGAGAATATTATATTGGTGTTACATCCAAATCAGGTGTACACTTTGATAATTATTATGGCTCTAATACTACAGATTTAAAAATATCTCATAAAGAGACATTATTTTATACACACAATAAATCAGATGCCAAGTTAATGGAACTGATTTATCAATTACGTAGTTTTGAAGATAAGAAGTGTTTGAACAAAATGCTTAATATACGTCTCAGAAGAGACTTCATAAAAAAAATACCGAGGTTTACAATAAAAATAAAAGATGGCATTTCTCGTAGCTAATGTACCACCCACAAAAGTATGGGTAAAAAAACAATATCTCTATGACCACCAAAAGGGTCATGGTGAATTTGTAGAAGGTATATGGGTTACTTGTAAATCTATAGAAGGTAGAGCATTATATTTTGAAACATACTTACCGGAGTATGGGGCATTATATGATAAACTGCCTATTTCTGCTTTTGTATCTGAACCTACAGATTTAGATTTAACATTAGAAGAACTAGAACTATGGGATGCCTTTAGTTATCACATGACTGTGGTTACTAAATCTAGTATATCAGGATGTAAAGCTAAGTATCTAGCCCCATCAAAGAATTGGTATATGGGAGAATATTTATTTACTATTGATAATTGTCATCCTGATGCCAATATTATGAATAGTGGGTATTCAGAAATACCAGAGGAACACAAATCATTCAATATATTAGGATTAGATAATGGTCACTTTGCAGCACAACCTAATAACAGATGTTTGTTTTATGACAAATCCTTAACACCCGCAGAATTAAAGACACCAGATTTTAAAGTATCCACAATAGAATACAATGTGGAAACAGAAAGTAAGTGGACAGCAGGTGATGATACAAATTATTTTTATAACATTAAAGAACAGAAGTAATGCCACGAAAACAAACAGTAGTTAACAATATAAATTTTATTCCTAAAAGAACTAGTATAGGAAACGGTAAAGTTAAGATGTCATCAATGAATAAACATAAACGTAGAAGCTATAAAAAATATAGAGGGCAAGGTAAATGAAACCAAAAGCAAGAGCAAAAATAAAAAAAGTAGCTGCAGGATTAGGTAAAGCAGCACAGTCTCATACAGCACAAAGAAAACTTTTAAAGGAAGTACTTAAAAATGGCAGACCCAAAAAAAGGAACGGGTAAAAAACCTAAAGGTTCTGATAGAAGACTATATACAGATGAGAACCCTAAAGACACTGTCAGCATTAAGTTCGCTACAGTCCAAGACGCAAAAGCAACCATCGCTAAGGTTAAAAAAATTAATAAACCTTATGCTCGTAAAATTCAAATACTTACCGTGTTGGAACAAAGAGCAAAGGTAGCAGGTAAATTAGAACAAGCAAGATTAGCAAAAAAAGCAAAAGAAGAATTAAGGAGAAAACATCGTGGCACTAGCTAAATCACAAAAAAGTTTAAAGTCTTGGACCAAACAAAAATGGAGAACCAAATCAGGTAAACCATCAAACAAGACAGGTGAAAGATATTTACCCAGTGCTGCAATAAAAAGTTTATCCCCTGCTGAATATGCAGCAACAACAAGAGCAAAGCGGCAAGGAACAAAAGCAGGTAAACAGTTTGTGAAACAACCAAAGAACATCGCAAAGAAAACAAGAGCCTATAGGAGGGTGACATGATAAAAATAAAAGACATGATTATGGAAAAATGGAATGGCTTAAACAAAAAAGGTAAAATGTTTGTAGCCTTCGTAGGACTAGTAATACTACTAGCAATTATTAAAGGGGCAATGTAATGATACCAACAGTTGTAAGATATATAGCATCGTTTGGCGTTAGCAAAGCTGTTAAAAAATTTGGTAAAGTTTTAGTAGATAAAGCTAAAACATTTATGAGAGCAAACCCTAATACTGTTGCAAAAATGAAATCTAAGGTTGACCAAACACCAGTAGAAAAATTACCATTATTTAAAAAATTAAGTAATAGATATGTTAGTGAAGGAGTTAACTTTAAAGGTTTAAATCCAAAAAACCCAAGATATAATTATAAAGGTTTAACAAAAGGTAATGATATATCTAAAGGCATGAACTAATGTCATTTAAATTTGATTCAAAAAAAGCAGACTTAGATAAAAGTGGTGATTTATCATCTTATGAAAGAAATAGAGGTATGAAAACACAGAAAGCTATTTTTCTATCTAAAAAAGGTAACGACATATCTAAAAATATGTTTGCTAAAAATAATGGCAATAGCAAAAAGAATACGTAATAAATCAACTGGTAGAAATTATAAGAAGGAATATGCTTCTTATCAAGGTAAACCAAATGTTATTACTAAAAGAGTTTCTCGAGATACTGCCCGTAGAGCAATGCAAAAACGTGGACTAGTAAGAAAAGGAAGTGGTATGGATGTTGACCACAAGGATGGTAATCCTATGAACAACAGTAAAACAAATTTACGAGCAGTAAGTAAATTTAAAAATCGTTCCTTCGCTAGGAACAAAAATGGAGGAAAAAAATAATGCCAGTAATATTAGCAGCCATACCTGCAGTAGCCAGTTTCATTGCTCGAATGGGAGCAACAAAAGCAGCTATAAAGTATGGACCTAAATTAGTTAAACAAGCAACAGCTTATATCAAAAAGAATAAATTAATTTTTGATGGTAAAAAACTTATTAAACCGCCTAAAGGTTCTATTACAACAGCTACTAAAAAAACTACAAAGAAAATGAATGTAGTTAAAAAAAGTAAAAATCCTAGAAGCCCTAAAAAAAATAAAAAAGATTCTTTTGATGAACAGCTAAAAAAACAAGAAGGGGCAAAGAATTTTAATAAAAAAAATAAAGATGCTACTAATCCAAGAAGCCCAAAAAATAAAAAGAAAACAGAAAGTGGCGGATTAGAGGTTATAAAAAAGAAGTATAATTTTGACCCTAAAAAATTAGCAGCAGGAAAAAATGATAAAAAAGTAAATAAAAATCCAAGAAGTCCAAAGAATAAAAAGGAAAATAAAGCACAAGTAAGTGATGAGGTTTTAAAAAAAGAAAAAAAACTTAACAAGGGAATTGCTGCAGGTTTAGGTTTAGGTTTTATTGTAGGAGGAACTACAGTTCTTAAAGCACCTAAAATAGAAAATGCAAAAAATAATAAAACTCCTTCTACTTTTGGTGCTGCATTTAAAAAAGCAAGAAAAGAAAAAGGACCTAACTCTACTTTTACTTTTAAAGGTAAACAGTATAGTACTGTAACTATGGACCAAGTTAAAAAAGCAGGATTTAATAGTCTTAATGAGTATTTAAATGCTCAAAAAAAGAAATCTAAAACAACTAAACCCGGAACATAATAAAAATGGCTATGTCAGACGCAGAAAAAAAGAAAAACTTCCTAAAAAAACACGGATTACAAAAATTTAATTCTTGTGTATTGCGTTCTGAAGGAGGCAAAAAAGGAAAAGTAGGTATTTTAGTTAATGGAAAACCAAAGTTAATACGTTTTGGTGATGCTTCTATGGGTCATAACTATTCTCCTGAAGCTAGGAAGTCTTTTAAAGCACGTCATGCAGCAAATATTGCTAAAGGTCCTACTAGTGCAGCCTATTGGGCTAACAAATGTTTATGGGCAGGTAAGGGTGGAAGTAAAAAATCACCTCCAAAGTCACAAAAACATAAAAAAGGAGTATAATTTTAATGACAAGTAGTTTATATGTATGTATAATAGAAAATAGGTGTTAATAAATCATGTTTAACATTGATAAACCTAAAAAAACAGAACTCTCAAACCAACAAAAGACTTTTTTATCTGCTTTATTTGGTGAAGCAGGAGGAAATGCTAAAATGGCTGCAGAAATAGCGGGATATTCTGAATTATACTACCCTGAATTAGTTAGAAACTTGAAAGAAGAAATTATTAACAGAGCAGAAGAAGTATTAGCTGCTCATTCTCCTAAAGCAGCACTAGGAATGATTAACGCCTTAGATGAAGATGGTTCGACACCGGGTGTTAATATTAGAATGGAAGCTGCTAAACAGATTTTAGACAGAGTAGGTGTCTCTAAGAAAGAACGAATTGATATGAATGTCAAACAAGCGACAGGAATTTTTATTTTACCACCTAAACATGGAACAACAGGAACAACAGAATAATTACCAAAAGCGTAAAAGACGAGCAAGAGTTATTCCTTTTGGATATAAAGTCGATGAAACCAATCCCGACTATCTTGTTCCCATAGAATCAGAATTAGATGCATTACAAGAAGCAGAAAAGTATTTACAAAATTGCTCATATAAGGAAGTTGCAGAATGGTTGATGAGAAAGACAGACAGGAAAGTAACGGGCATGGGATTACGCAAGATTCTAATGAGAGGTTGGTAGAACCACCTAAACCAAAAGCTAAAGGTAGAAAAAGAAAAGTTGCTACTCCAAAGATTTCAGAATCTGTTGCCAAAGCAAAAAAGTCAGCTACAGAATCTCTAACTAACTCTTACAAGAAATTAGAAAAGGCTAGAGAAAAGTATAAAGCTGAACAAGAGAAGTATAAAACTAAAAAAGGAAAGTTAAAAGATTTAGACAATGCTCTAGAAGGTAAAGTTTCTACAGTTCTAGAGACTACTCAAATAGATGAAACAACACCAAGTATTCAAAAAGTAATTGGTGAACGAGAGGTTATCTTTGAACCTAATGAAGGACCTCAAACAGAATTTTTAGCAGCACCCGAACGAGAAGTATTTTATGGTGGTGCAAGAGGTGGTGGTAAATCTTATGCGTTATTAATTGACCCATTAAGATTTTGTCATAAAGCTGCTCATCGTGGTTTATTTATTAGACGTACGATGCCTGAACTAAGAGATATTATAAATCATTCTCTTAATCTTTATCCTAAAGCTTATCCCGGTGCAAAGTGGAGAGAGCAAGAAAAAGAATGGAGATTTCCTTCAGTTGCTATAATAGAGTTTGGATACGCTGAGAACTTAACTGATGTACTTCGTTACCAAGGTCAATCGTACACTTGGATTGGAATAGATGAATTACCTCAGTATCCAACCGAAGATATTTATAATTTTCTTCGGTCATCTTTAAGAAGTGTTGACCCTAATATACCTGTTTATATTAGAGCAACAGGCAACCCCGGAAACGTAGGTTCACATTGGGTAAAGAAAATGTTTGTTGAACCCGGAGAACCTAATAAATCTTTTGATGTACAGATTCCTACAATGGCAGGAACAAAGTCTATTACGAGAAGATTTATACCCGCTAAGTTACAAGATAATCCTTACTTAATGCAAACAGATGATTATCTTATTATGTTGTCATCCTTACCTGATGTTCAACGTAAACAATTCTTAGAAGGTGATTGGGATGCTTACGAAGATTCTAGTTTCCCTGAGTTTTCTAAAGAAGTTCATGTATTAGATAATTTTGAAATACCTAATAACTGGATGAGATTTAGAGCAGCCGACTGGGGGTATAGTTCACCTGCTTGTTGTTTATGGTTTGCTATTGACCATGATAATGTCATGTATGTTTATAGAGAATTATATACACAAAAAGTTACAGCAGATGAGTTTGCAAAACAAGTTATGGATTTAGAGTATGGAGAGTATATTAGATACGGTGTATTAGACTCTTCTACTTGGGCTAATCGAGGAGACGTTGGTCCTAGTATAGCAGAAACAATGATTAAAGAAGGATGTCGTTGGAGACCCTCTGATAGAAGTCCGAGAAGTCGTGTTAATGGTAAATTAGAAATACATAAAAGATTAAAAATAAACGAAGATACAAGTGAACCTAATCTATATATTTTAAATAACTGTAAAAACTTGTTAAGAACTTTACCTATGTTACCACTAGATAAAAATAATAGTGAAGATGTAGACACAAAAGCAGAAGACCATGCATATGATGCTTTAAGATATGGTTGTATGAGTAGACCAACACACCCACATAGTCTACAAACTCATTCACCTTTATCTAGAGAACAAAAGTTTAAACCTGTAGATGAAGGATTTGGATACTAAAAAAAATATTAAAATAGGATATAGAACATACGCTATCGAGAAAAACGATAAAGTATGGAATAAACAAACAGAATCCTATGGACAGTTTCTTTCTAAAGAAGGCATTATTTGTATGTCTTCCGAAGAAGATAGCATATCACAAGCTAATACATTGTTACATGAGATACTCCACGGTATTGTGTATCAATGGGGTCTAGAATCCGAACTTGATGATAAAGAAGAACGAGTAGTTAATACAATATCAAATGGATTAACAACAGTTTTTCGAGATAACCCGTGGTTAATAAGCTTTATAAAAAATAAAGTAGAGGAGGAAAAACGGAATGATGAAAAAAAGTGAAATGAGCAAAGAAATTAAAACTGAATTAGGTACAACTTACAAGCAAGGTGAGTTAGGTTCTGCTGCTGATGGTGCTGTAAAGAACAGTCTATTAACACAGGGCGGTACATTTCCTGCTGACGCTTATGCAGAAGGTAATATTGCATATCCTAAAGAAGCAAAATCTACAGTAGATGGCTCAATACTTAAAAAATATTCTCAAGGTGACCTTGGCGAATAATATTTAATGGACATAACGAACGATATAGATACAGGTACGGATGCTGTTCAGTCTCTTGCAGATGGAGAGACTGAAGAAATATATGGTTTAGGTGCGTTAATAGAAGATAAATTTAAAGTATCTGAAGATGCAAGATTATTTGATGAAAAAAGATGGTTAAGAGCATATAGGAACTATAGAGGAATCTATGGTCCTGATTTAGCATTTCGTGAAAACGAAAAATCTAAAGTATTTGTTAAAATAACAAAATCTAAAGTCTTAGCTGCATATGGTCAAATAACTGAAGTTTTATTTTCTCAAGGAAAATTTCCTATTGGTATAGAGCCTACTACTGTACCAGAAGGTGCTTCTGAATATGCACATTTAAAACCTGAAGGAAAACAACAACAACCTGAAAGCCCTTATGGTTTCCCGGGAGATGGTAAAGAAATAAAACCCGGAACTACTATTAATGAAATTTTAGGTGGCTTAAAAGATGAATATGGTTCATTACCTTTTGAAGATGGTCCTGCTCCTGATTTAAAATCTATGCCGCAAATACAACCGGCAAAATTAGCATCAGAGAGTATGGAAAAAGTAATTCATGACCAATTAGATGAATCTTTAGCTTCAACTGTGTTAAGGCACATTATCTTTGAAATGACGTTACTAGGTACAGGTATTCTAAAAGGACCTTTTAACTATGAAAAGAAATTGCATAGTTGGGATAGAGACGAAGACACAGAAGAACTATTTTATAATCCAAAAACAAAACTAACTCCTAAAATAGAAGCAGTTAGTTGTTGGGATTTTTACCAAGACCCTAATGCTACATCTATTGAAGATTGTAATTATGTTATTCAAAGACATAAACTTACATCTTCAGATATGCGTGATTTATTAAATAGACCTTTCTTTAGAGAAACTGCTATTAGAAATTGTATACAAGCAGGACCTAACTATCAACAACGTAGTTATGAAACATCTTTATATGATAGAGAAAATCAAGCAGATTACGACCAAGATAGATACGAAGTATTTGAGTATTGGGGTAAAATGGATGCTAGTCTTGCTGAAGAAGCAGGTTTAGAAATTGATTCTGATGAAGTAGATGTTTTAAATGAAGTAGATATTAATGCATGGGTATGTAATGGTCATATCTTAAGATTAGTATTAAATCCCTTTACACCATCAAGATTACCTTACATGGTGTGTCCTTATGAAATTAATCCTTATCAATTCTTTGGTGTGGGTATACCTGAAAATATGGATGATTCTCAACAAATTATGAATGGTCATGCAAGAATGGCTATTGATAACTTAGCACTAGCAGGTAATTTAGTTTTTGATGTTGATGAAACAATGTTAGTACCCGGACAAGATATGTCTGTTTATCCCGGAAAAATTTTTAGAAGACAAAGCGGTCAAACAGGTCAAGCAATACATGGTTTAAAATTCCCTAATACTGCAAATGAAAATCTAATGATGTTTGATAAGTTTAGACAACTAGCTGATGAATCAACAGGTATTCCTTCGTACTCTCACGGTCAAACAGGAATACAATCAACAACTAGAACTGCAGCAGGTATGTCAATGTTATTAGGGGCTGCAGCTTTGAATATTAAAACAGTTATAAAAAATATAGATGATTATTTATTAAGACCTTTAGGAGAATCTTTATTTTCTTGGAATATGCAATTTAATAAAGACTCTAAAAAAATTAGAGGTGATTTAGTTATTAAAGCAAGAGGAACATCATCCTTAATGCAAAAAGAAGTAAGGTCACAAAGATTAATGACATTTATGCAAGTGGCATCAAATCCTGCACTAGCACCTTTTGTTAAGTTTCATACAATTCTTAAAGAAGTTGCTAAGTCAATGGATATTGACCCTGAGCAAGTTATTAATGACCCAGAGAAAGCTGCATTGTATATGAAAATGATGGGAGGACAAAATGAAAATCAACCGACTGGGAATACTGGTGGAATCCCCGGCATGGGAAGTGTTGGAGGAGTACCTACAGGAGCAAATCCAAATGACCCAACGGGCGTTGGAGGTGGCAACATTGGAGTTGGAAGTGTTCCGACTGCAGGGGAAGCTCAATTCTCTTCGCCAAATTCTAGCCCTCAAGGAACAGGTGAACAGTAAATAACATGGCAGACACAAAGACATCAGAAGTATTATCTACAGAAGCAGGTGAACAAAAAGATTTAGGCTTATATTCTCAAGGTAAATTAAAATTAAATTATGATGAAGAAGCAGGAATATGGAAACAAGAGTATGAAGCTGTTAAACCTTCTAAAATGTTTATTCCTCCTCCTCCTAAAGAAGTTAAATTACCTACTGATATATCAATGCCTACATTACCTTTTGAACCGTCTTTACCCGGTGAGATTTCTCAACCTGCTGAACCTATAGTACCTCAACGTGATAGAGGTGAAAGTCTTATTGAGAAACAACAACGTGAAAAAGAAGAACGTTTTGGTCCGGGTCAAGACCCTATGACATTTTCTAAAACAATGTCTAATATATTTACTCCGGGTACAGAACAATTTAATTATTATGATACAAGAAATATATTAAAACAAGAAGGAAACCAATTAACAGTTAATTTTGATATGATAGATGAAGCAGGAGGTTATGGATTACCTTCTATTGCAGGTGGTTTAC